AGTGGGTCTTTTTGTTGTTCTTGTACTCTCTGCTGTTCAGCTTGAGCTTGTGAAGTACCTAATACTCTTTTGGCTGCTTCTGCTACAAGGCTTGATATACGCTTCTCAACATCTGCTGGTAAAGGTTCACCTTCTGCTGGTAACTCTACGCCCATCTCTTCTTCAACTTTCTTTCTATACTGCATAGATAAATGTTCATTAATGTAAGCTGAACCAGAAGCAAGGATAGAAGGAGCATTTGGACTTTGCCCTACTAGCTGTTGTATCTCTGGGTCTTGTTGTGCTGATGTAACGACAGCAATATGTGCCTGATGATCTTGATCAATAAATGCTTTAACAGGTTTGCCATTAATAATGTTCTGCACTGCAGTAACTGGGTCAACTGGTTTGACATCATCTGTATCTGGAATAATATTTTCTACATCTTCAATGCCTAATACACCAAGCATTTGTCTGTGCAGTTCAGGCAAGTTATACATATCAGGAGCTGATTGAGCTAACTGCATTGCAGCTTGATATTGCATAATTCTTTGAGCCATTGTTGCTGCGTTAGGATCAGATACTGGTAGTACATCTACTCTGTTATCAAAATCCTCTGTTTTAATATCTTCTCCTTCATCTGTCTCATATGGATAGGAAGGGTCTGTAAAATCTTTAACGATACCAACTAAGATATTAAACTCTTTACGCATAGAAGCGTGGAGTCTAGATTGAACAGCACTCATAACTTTTTGATTTCTTTCTAGCAATGCTAGTGTAGTTCCAACAGGTGCATTGTTGCTCATATCAGATACTTTCATATCAGACATACTGGCAAACCTTCTGCCTTCTTCTACTATGTTTCCTAACAAGGCAAACAATGTAGACGATGGTTCTTTGTATGGTAAGAATGTAATGTTGTCTCTAATAGCACCACCTGGTACATCAACATCTCTAAACTCACCAGGCATTATAGGAGTGTCATCTCCTTTAATACGCAATCCTCTTGCTTTTAAACCACCAGGTAAATTACTTAAAGTACCTGCATCAACCAATTGTCTTAGTATAGATGTAGCTGATTTAGCTAATCCACCTACCATGTGTATCAAACCAAACCCATAGAAACCTAATCCTGGTAGGTATTGGTAATGAACAAAGTGCATTCTTCTAATTTTCTTTGCATCATCTTCGTAGTAGTTTCTTCTTATGCTAAGAATAATGCCACTTGGAAAATCAATGGTAACAACATAAGGTATTGCTATACCTGTTTCTTCTCCGTTCTCATCTGTATCTTCAAACCCTTCGAGGTCTAAATCTACCTGCATTTCTAATATTGTATGATTTTGATCGTAGTTGTAAGTATTGGACTCACCTGTAATTTCATTGTACTTCTTAGTAATATCAGAATTTTTCTGTGACCCATCAGGTATATCTATGTCTTTATAGAAACCATTGAACTGCATCTTTCTAACTGTGTTAGAAGATTTACGCATAACATGAGTAGCTCTTTCACAAGTTTCTAAATCACTTGCTCCGTAGTTCACTACAACATCTTCTGCTGGTACAAAGATAGAACTAGGTCTATCTAAGCTAGGATCAAAATAAACTTTTCTAAACGCAGAACCTGCCAATGGCAAGGAAAATAACATCTTTTCTGTTTCAGTTCTGTACTCTGACATCTCATGTGTCAGTAAGTAGTTTAAGTAATCTTCTACTCTCTGCGATTGTTTTTCTTTTTCTTCTGTAATCTTTCCTACTATCTTAGTTCTAACTGGTCCAGCAGCAGGAAACATTTCTGTAATTGATTGGGATTGAAAGCGTATAACTGCTTCACTAAGCATTGGATGAAATACACCACAAGCTCCTGCCCAAGGAGTTGTTCTTTCTTCTATCTTGAGTCCAAGTTGGTCTAAACCTTTTGTGTATGTTTCTTCCCAATCTGATCTTGAGTCTTTGTCTCCAGTGTAGTCGCCAACAAGTTTAGAGCCTAGCTCTTGTAAGACATCATCTTCTATGTGTTCAGCTAAGTTAGAATCAAATTCTACATCGCCTATTTCTTTGGCATTAGGATCAAAATCTATAATCATTCCACCATCTTCGGTTTCAATGGCTACTGAGTCTGGGTTCTCTATAGCAATACTTAATCCTTGTTCTTGAGGGTCTTGTTCTATTGTTCCTTCTATAGGCGTAGCTGGTTGTCTTTCTATAGCCAATTCAATCTCCTAATAATAATTTGCGGTACGATTATGTTCCAAAGGCTCATCCTCTTCGTCTGAGTGTAATGGAATAAAACCACCTTGTCTGAATCTTAACAGAGCTTGCGTAGAGCTATCAACTAAATCGTCATGTTCCATATTAGGGAAACCTGCAAATTCTTCTACTACTTCTTCTGCCCATCTTGTTGAAGGAGCATAAATAACTCCTGAAGCAAAAAGATCAGAGACTGCATTAACTCTTGAAATTTTATCGTTACCTCTGCTAGGAGTGTATTCTTGTACAGGTATACCCATAGCTCGTAATTCAAATATTAAGGGCATACCAGCAGCCTTAGCTTCTACAATAAAGGCATCTGGCTTGTATTCGTTGTATTTTTCCATGGCTCTTCTTTTAAGATCAGGAAACTCTAGTCGTTCTTTGTAAGCATCTAACAAAATAACAAAAGGAGAAATCATCCCATCGTCATCTTCTTTATAGAATACTCCCCATGTAGTACACGCAGAAAAGTCAGCTCTTTGATTTTTCATGAAAGCTGTATCCCATGACTGGATAATAAACTCACAGTCAGGTGGTTCTCTATTTTCCCACACTTGCCACCACTCTCGTTTAACCAAAGCTCCTTCCTCTGAGGTAGGGTCTTGTTGATATTGAGCCATCCACTTACTGTTGGGTAGCTCGGCTTTCAAAGCCTGTAACTCTTCCATCTTCCAGAACTCTGCCCACAAGGGGTTTCCAGAAGGCATAATTGCAGGAAGCTCTATGACTTCCCACTGGTCAGCACCGCCACGCTTTAAACTAGCATCGACTACTTGACCTGTTAAATCTTTGTTGTGCCATCTAGTCATGACCACAACGATAGAACCATTCGGTTGTAAACGCTGTCTCGGACCAGAGGTGTACCATTCATAGGTACGATTGAATACATTGATGTCTGAAGAAGCTCCCTCTTGCTCTGAATGGGGATCGTCAATAATAAGTAGATCAGCACCTTTACCAGTTACCGCACCACCTACACCAATCGCAAAGTAATCTCCGCCTTGGTTTGTGTTCCACCTTCCTGCAGCTTTTGAATCTGATTGCAAACTAACATTGGGAAACACAGCTTTGTAATCGGCACTGTTGACTAAGTTCCTAACCTTCCTACCAAAGCCAACCGCTAGTTCAGCAGTATGGGCAGTCTGAATAATCTTCTTATCTGGGTATTTACCTAAGAACCACGCAGGGAGCAGGTACGAAGCGAACTCACTCTTGGTATGTCTTGGGGGCATATTGATAATCAAACGCTTTAGATCACCTCTTGCAACTCTCTCAAAGGCTTCAGCCATAATCTCATGATGTTTACCATGGATAAAGGCTGACCACATCTCCCCAACAAAGGTCATGAAGTCATCGTGGCACTTTTCTCTGGCTTTTGCTTTGTCTAACTCTTCTAACAGAGAAAGAAGTTCTTGCTTTTCATCAGAGGATAGATTCTTGAGGTTACTTAATATGCTTTTGTTCATACTTACTATCTATTGTATACCTAGTAGGTAGTGAATCTTAATTAAAAAAACTTAATAGGTACTTATAGGTAGGCACTCATTAAGTAATCACTGGGTAGTAGGTATATATATCTACAGATTTTACAATATTGCACCCCTTGACAGGAAAAAGCAACCCCCAAAATTTGAAATATAGTATGGGGGGGGTATGAAACACAGTGTTCACCTAGGAAAAGGGGTATATGGCAAAGAAAGATAGCAAAATGCAATACATAATAGGGGGGGGTCTATAAAAATAACTCATATTATGTGCAAAACACTATGTATATATGATAGTCAGATGGTCAACTGTAAAGGGGGTGTGGGGGGTCTGTTGGTACTGGGAAATTCCCCTCTATTATGGGGGTCTCTGCTGTATGTTTCTGTGGCTGTGTGTGTGCTGTGTGGTGATCGTCTGATAGTCTGCTTAGTGATTGCCCTCTGACTCTCTGATCAGTGCTTCTATCTTGCTCTCTATGTCTTGGGTTATGTCATCACTGGTTCTGCTCTCCTTGATCTCTAAGGTGTCGCTAAATAGATTGACTGTCTTGCCTATCAACTCCAATGCCCTGATTCGTGAGCTATCACTGTCTGCTTCCTTAGACTCTCTCATAAGCCGTTCAAGAACATAGCTCTTTGTTCGACTGCTTGAAGCAACTGCATTGACCTCTGAACGCTTGAAGGCGTTAGCTATGTATAGGGAGACACTAGGGTTTGCCATCAACCTACTGCAATCGACATGAGCGTGTTTAGGTATCTTCCCTGTAATGGTTAGTGCCACATCATAGACTTCCATATAGCAGTCAATTTGATTACCTAACTTGCCCTTGATTATGAGATCACAAAAGGCTCTTTGTTTAATGGTTAGCTTGGTCTTATCCTTGACCAATTTAAGGGTAGGTTTTTCGTCCTGAGTTTTGTCTTTATCCATGCTTAATATTATCTACCAGTAAGCAGAGATTCGTAATGCTCACATTGTGCAATCTATTAAGATGTTGCCTTGATGATATCTATGGTGTTAAGGTATGGGAATAGCCCAAACGGATTATGGCTCTAAAAGGTTCGCTACCCACCTATGAAGGTTCTGAAAAGAGTAAGGGTAAAGGTTCTAGAAGCGTTAGAGAGAGATAACCATTAAGTGAGACTCTAACGATATCCTACCTTCTGAAAGTGGCTAGTGTGAGAGAGGTTTTCCAAGACTCATAAATTCCAAGGGGAATAAATTGCATCGACCTGATTAGTTTCAGGTTCGAGTGAAAGATTAAAGAGATGCAATTTTGAAACCTTGGAGACAGTCCTCCAACTGTCCGTGAATTAACACGCTGAATGAGAATCCTATTATGGGGTTCAAGAAACATACTTGGAGGTATGAATTATGATGATAGAAGGCAAAGTAAAAATGACTGACCTAGGCGAGATCAGAGACTCATGGAATCTAACAGCATTGAGCAAAGTTAAAGAGGGAGACTTCTTCAGACTTAGCGAGAATGGTGCTGTTTATATTCGTGAAGATTATGAGCGAAGCCTTGGAAGGTATCGAGTCACTAAAGCTGAGAACATGAATGCTGAGACCTTTAAAAAAGGAAGCGTGATTGTTCAAACTGGATTCGATTATTAATCTTAATCAGGTGGGTAGAAATGCCCACCTCTGTATCAGGAATTAACCTGACTGA